TTTTTTTCTTTTCTTTTTTTCTTATCTATTTCTAAAAGTATTTCTAAAAAATAATCGTATTAAGTTTAATAAAAAAAACGTATAAAGTTTAAAAAAGCTTTTTTGCGGCCTATATAGAGTATAAGAGTATAGAGTGTAGAATGAGTTATACCTATATAAATTTTCTAAAAAAAATAAAAAGTATTGTTTTTGTAGCAAAAAAAAATTTTTTTTGTTAAAAGATGTACAATGGCTTATTTAAATAGTAACATACCACCTATATATTGCAAAATTCGTAAGGAGTATTTATATGATCTTGACGAAAATAAAAGAGGCGAGCTTGACTGCGTTATCTTTAGTATTACAAGCATTACTGGCCGCGCCATCTTATTTAACATTATGTTGGAAAACGGTGCGTGCTTTTGGCGTTTGCCTATCTCAGCTTTTTTCCAAAAACATTTACAAAGAAGCGAAGTGCCTGATATGCAAGCGCACTCCCTTGAACTGTGGAATAGTTTTAGTTACTATCCTAGTGTTATTAGTTTTTCTTTTTTAACGGGACAACGAGCTAAATTTTTTGGCAAAGATAAACAATTCTATACTGGCGAGTATCTGTTCACTATTGATTGGGCCCACCCTGAGCCCAATATACTTGATATTGATCATAGTGAAATTCCTCAAGAGCATAAGTGTGCTCATATCTTACAGCTTGACAATGGTAATTTTGCTGCTCAGCCAAATAACAGAATACTCTGGAACATTAATTCTTTTACAACAAAAGACGAATGGCCAGACTACAAAGTCCAAACAACATACTGGAACGTAGAAAATAAAGATTGGAAAACAGACGATACTAATAATTTCTTTTACGAAGTAGAAGAAAAGAAAGCATCTACAAATAATTGCGTCATAAATGATGATACTCATGATTGGGGTGGAAAATAATTTAATATTTTTGTAACGTGATCCGTGATATACTGCTCTTCCAACCAGGAGGATAGTATGGCGAAAAAGAAAAAAAACGAAACCATCGAGGACATTTTAGATAGGATCGAAGAAGATTTAGAGCTTATAAGAGAGAAAGCTTCAGAAGATCAATGGGATGATCAAGTAGAGGACGAAGACGAAGAATAAACATTTATGTTTACCCTAGAGCTTTTAAACTCTAGGGTACAACATATGACCATATCTATATTACTTCCTACGAGAAAACGTGTACTCCAATTAGAAAAAACGATGGACTCGTTATTATCTAACGCAAAACACCCTGATAAGATTCAACCTATTTTTGGTGTCGATGACGATGATCCTGAAACGTTAGAATTTTTAAAAGATAAAAATTATAAAAATCAAAGTGTCTTAAAGTTTAAACGGCTAGGCTACGAAAATTTGCATATCTATAATAATTCTTTATGCGCATATGCTCAAGGCACATGGATCATGTTTTTTAATGACGATGCGATTATGAGTACAAAACATTGGGACGAAAAAATAGAAGCAGTAAAAGGATTTAAAGTTTTACGAATGAAAGAACAAACAGGGCACCCTTATAGTATCTTTCCTATCTTTCCCTACGATTGGTTTAGATTATTAGATCATATTAGTTTACACGGACAAAATGATGCGTGGATCTCTGAGATTGCCTACATGTTAGATATCATGGAGGATATTGATATCGAAGCGATACACGATAGAGCAGACATTACGGGTAATAATAATGATGAAGTATTCAATGAAAGAGTATACAATGAGGGAAATCCAAAAGACCCTAAAGATTTACATCATAACGATATGTGGAATAAGAGAGTAGCAGACGCTAGTAAATTAGCGTGGTACTTAGAACGCATAGGTCAAAAGTCTTTACATTGGGGAAAAATTGTAAGAAAAGAAATAAATCCCATGGACAAACTTGCGGATAAATTTGACGCTTATCGAAAAGCGGGAGCGATTGGAATAGGAAAACAAAATGCAAGAACCTCAGATCAAAGAGAAATTAAAGTCAGCTATACAGCTGTACCAAAAGACACGTGATCCTCGGGCTGCGGAAATCATAGATCATCTCTCGAAAATTTTATCAACGTCTAAAGCTCGTAAGAATTTATTAGCATATGCGAAACACATGTTTCCCGGGTACAAAGATCCTGCGCATATTCAACTGATTGCACAAAACTTAGAGAAGTTAGAATCAGGAGAAATTAAACGACTAGCCGTCTTTATGCCGCCAAGGCATGGAAAATCTATGTTATGTTCTGAGTTTTTTCCCGCATGGTATTTAGGAAATAATCCACAAGACTTTGTGATACAAGCGACATATGCTCAAGAACTAGCAGACGATTTTGGACGTAAGGTTCGTAACCAATTAAATAGCGAAGATTTTAATAAAGCGTTTCCACAAGTGGCCCTTAGATCAGATTCAACTTCTGCGAAACGATTTCATACGATGCAAGGAGGAACGTACTCGGCAGTCGGAGCAGGTGGAGCGATTACAGGAAGAGGTGCTCACTTACTGATTATAGACGACCCGATTAAAGGACGAGAAGACGCAGAGTCAGATGTTCAAAGACGTAATTTAATCGAATGGTATAAATCGGTAGCGTACACGAGGCTCATGCCTGGTGGAAAAATTATTATTATTCAAACGAGGTGGCACCAAGATGATTTAGCAGGGTTCATTTTAAATGAATCACAAGAGGACTGGAAAGTTTTAGATTTACCCGCAATTGATAGTAGCGGTAATGCTTTATGGCCCGAAGCATATAATGTCGAAGCGTTAGAAAAAATTAGACAAACAGTTGGAGAACGTGTTTGGAATGCTCTGTATCAACAGCAACCTACGAATGAAGAGGGAAGTATTATTAAACGTGATTGGTGGAACATTTATAAAGAAGATAAAATTCCTACACTGAGTTACGTGATTCAATCATATGATACGGCGTACTCGACTAGAGATACCGCCGATTTTTCAGCATGCACGACTTGGGGAGTGTTTACAGCAAGAGATGAAAATAACGTACCTTATGCTGCGGCGATATTATTAGACGCATGGAAAGAACGATTAGAATATCCCGAATTAAGAAAACGAGCTAACGATAGTTATTACGAATGGAGACCCGATCAAGTATTAATTGAGAAGAAAGCTTCAGGCCAGTCGTTAATTCAAGACTTACGAAGATCGGGAGTTCCCGTAATTACTTATTCTCCCGATAGAGATAAAGTTTCAAGAACACACTCTGTAGCTTCAATGTTTGAAGGAGGTTTAGTGTTTACAATGGATCAAGACTGGACTAAGAGTGTCATAGAGGAGTCAGCTGCTTTTCCTTATGGAAAACATGACGATATTCACGATACGTGCGTACAAGCGTTATTACGAATACGTGATGGCTTTTTAGTAACGCACCCTGATGACCCTGAAGATGAGGATTATGAAACAAGAAAACAACGTGGCCAAGTCAAACATTATTACTCTTGACATTAGACCTAAGGGTAAACCGATTAGTAACGAAGCTCTACTTAGACTAGAAGATGATTACGTTGCAAATCGTTTAGTCGAAAATGCAATGGAAATAGCCAATAGAGTAGATATTAAAGGATTTGCTATGGTCGCATGGGACGAAAGAGGCGTTCCTTGTATAGCGTGGCAAACGGGGCACCCTCAAAATTTAATTAGCGAACAGATGCTTCCAAGCTTTACACAAACTTGTTTTTCGAATATAACAAATCGTAGAACATCAACTCCGGAGGATTTTAAAGATGATGAATGAAAGAAAAATGAAAAATTATTCAGTCGCAGATGTTGCTGCAGCGAATAAAAGATTTTACGAAAAGTACCCTGGCTGCAAAGAAGATGCTGCAATGCTTAAAAAAGCAATGTTAAATCCAGGAGATGAAATCGTAAAAGAAGTCGAAGCTGAAGAAAAAGCTAGAGCTAAGATGATGAAGAAACTTGAAATTGAAATAGAGATATCATAATGTCAAGTGATATAGATAAATACGCCGATATAGAAGAACTCAGAAAAGATGTACCTGCAAAAAAAGGTACTATGGGTGAAAAAATAGAATCATTTGCAAGCGATAGAACTAAAGGTTACTCTGCAGCAGAGAAAGAAGGTTTCACTCATACAAATAAAGCTAAATCATTTGATGATGAAGGTTCAACACTTGAAGAAATAAAAAAAATGTTAAAACCATCATCTAAAAAAGATTTTATGGTTAAAACTGGAATGAAAATGTTAAAGGACAAATAAAAAATGTCTAAAGGTTATCAAATAGAAACTGCAAAAGGTTTAGCTGATTTGGCAAAAGGCACAAGTTACGATCCATTAGCTGGTATTGAAGAAGCAAAAAAAGAAGGATTTGAACACACGAATCCAGCAAGAATTAATATGAGACCCGAAGAAGAAATAGAGGTTCAAAAAGAAACTTTTAAAAAAGGTCCTAAAACTCAAATAGAAAGATCAGGAGCAACTCCTGGTGGAACTTTTACTAAATCAACAGGCGGTATGTTTTAATGACTAAAATGACAGCGGGATCTGGTTCGGGAGAAGGTAGAATGCAAAACTCAAAAATAACAGGAGCAAGAATGAAAAAGAAAAAAAAGAAAAAATCATTTCCTGATATGTCAGGCGATGGTAAAGTTACTAAGAAAGATATTTTAATTGCACGTGGTGTAATTAAAAAAGGTAAAAAGAAGCGTGGCAAAAAAGGCTAAAGGTTTCGGCGTAAATGATTACGTTAAAAAGAAATCTAAAAAACGTAAAGGCCAACATTCTAAAAGACCTAATAAGTCATACACAAAAAAGAAAAGTAGAGGACAAGGAAAACCGATATGAAAAAAGGTAATATTTTTTATCATGGCTTTAAAGCTATTACTCAAAATAGCAAAGAAGATTTTGATGAAACAGTAAGACTTTCTGGAATTAAAGGAGCGAAGTCTATGGGCTTCACTCACACTAATCCAGCTCAACCTTATTTTAATGATGATAATCAAACAATTAGTAGAAAACCTAAATCAGCTGTAAAGGAAACTAAATAATGAAAAAATGTGGAAGTAAAAAATATGGCAAGAACAAGAGTAAGACCAAAAAGAAGACGA